GGTTTCCGTGCTTATGACAATGCCCAACTGCCGCGCCTCCAGGCGCATGGCCTCCAGGCCCTCGCGGCCGCCGTTGAGCAACGGGATCATGTCCATTCCCGCCTTGCCGAACAGCTTGACGGCAAGCGCCGCCTTTTCAGGCCCATCAGACATTCGCGCAAAACTTCCCGCTACATCGGCGAGCACGGAATCGGCGCTACGCAGCGAACCATCGGCATTCTTGATGGAGACTCCCACCAGGGAGAAATTCGCAGCCGCCTCTTTGCTCCCGGTCGCGGCCTCAAACATATTGACACTGAGCGCCTTGACGCCCTTTGAAATGGCCTCGATGGACACGTCGGCCAGGCCGCCCGCATACTTCAGCTCGCTCAGGCTTTCGACGGCAATGCCGGTTTTTTGGCTGAGTTTGTTGAGCTGGTCGGCGCCGTCGATGATGCCCTTGAGGCTGCTCACGGACACTGCCGCAGCGATGGCAATACCCAAGGAGCCAAACCGCGCCGGCAACGCCTGTGCCTGCTCATTGAGCCCCTGCAGGTTCTTTTTGGCCGAGTCGAATGCAGCTTTGGTCTTGTCGGTTGCGGTGAGATCGATTTGTGCTTTGGTCATGATTCATCTTTCAGTTTTTGAGCGCATCAACTGCAGCGCTTCCGCAGCCATGGCCCGCACCTCGGTGGTCACCTGCAGCCAGTCTTTGCGGGGCACGTTCTCCAGCTCCAGAAAAAACGGCAGCATGGTCGTGTCCATGCCCAGCAGCGCGCCCATGCCGCCCACGCGCCACTGGTCTTGCATGTGCCAGTACACGTTGAAGGCGGGCACGTTTTCGGGCCAGATGCCCAGCGCAGCGGGCTCGGCATCCCTCACCAGCTTCAGGCCGAAGGCTGCCAGCGCTGCGGAGGTGGTTTTGGTGTCGTCCCATCCGTTGATCAGTCTGCTGACAGCCTCAATTAGTTTTTTCTTTTGGCGTCCGTCAGCTCGCTGAGGTAGGCCCGAAAGAGCTCCCCCCGCGCTGGTGTGTAGTTGGTGAGCAGCTTGGACAAGGCGGTGGTGCTGTAGGGCACCTCTTTGCCTTCGGCGTCGATCAGCCCGGACCAGCTCTCGATCACCTCACCGAGAAGCTGCACGTCATCGGCTTGAGGACCACCGCCCCTGGCCACCCAGGCGGCCACCTCAACGCGGTTTTTGTGGCGGAAGGTCACCTGCACGGCGATGGGCTGCGCCAAGCCAGGTCGGCTCAGGTGAACGGGAGCGGCAAAAGTTGGATTAGGGTCGACATTGAACATGGGGGACCTAGTAGGTGGCTTCTGATTGATACTGCTGATATTTAAGTTTGTCGGTAGTCATCCGACATCAACAGCAGAAAACGTGTCGCCAGAGAAGCGATCACCCTCAAGAAACCGTAATTCAGAAAAGGTCGCAGCGTCGTACGCCAGAAAGGACTTAGGTGTATCTGGAGCTGCGCCATCAACCCGGTGAAGTCGATGCCAGTCGATGCCCATAGGAGAGGTTGCGTTGCAACCGCAACGCGGACGCGCAAAAGACTATGGGCACCGTCTCTTGTCATTGCGCCGCCCTGTCTACTATCGAATTTCTATCCCTACCTCTTTGGCTTGCTGACACAATTGGCGGCGCTCTCGCTGTAGCACCTCGACGCGCTGGCCGATTTTGTCCCGCTCAGCCCGCCGCTTGTCCAGTGGCGCAGAATCATCCGGCCACTCTACGACGTCGAGCGCCGCAATGAACGCTTTGGAAATTTCAGCACTGAACACCGAGAACATCGCGCGATCAAGTATTTTCTGATCCGAAGATGCCATGGCGTTACCAAAAAATTCCAAAGGGTTTTCAAAATCATCCAGCTCTCTCATGCCAACAGGGCCGGAGCGATATTGGCCGAGAACATGCGTCAAAATTTCTTGAAGATAGCCATTCTTGGCCCGCTCATCCGTCCAGCGCTGAATGAGCGCTTTCATTTCAGTCCTGTTGGGCGTCGCATTTTCCAGCGTAGCGCGCTGGGCTTTAAGGGCTGCTATTTCGGAGGCCAACCGCTTTGCACGTTCCTCAATATCGTTCAACGAACGTTTAATCCCTGAAAAATCGAACATGGCATTCACCTTTTGAGTTGGTGGGCGGCACGATGCCGCTCAAGTCATCAACGGTAAGCGTTACTCACGGACTTTTCGAATTGAATACATGTCCGCAGACACGCACAATTTGACGATGATTCAATACCCGACCCTTGTTGTGGCGCGTGGCGTAAAAGAGAGCTTTTTCTATGTCGTCAATCTCGATTGGCGGCGCAGCTTGGTCGCGCCAGAGGCGCCAATTCCCCCGCGTCACAAATGCAGTCCAGCGGACTTCAATTTCAGCACAGCCGGCCCATTTTTTATCTCGATCAAGCAGCCGCGCTACCTCTCTGAGCCAGTTGTTGCGGAGGTCAATTCGGCGGCTGTTGGGTGTACGCGGGAGTTGTAGACAGCGTTCCAGAGGCACCAGGCCGGCACAGTTCACGTAGCCAGATACGCCTTTGCACATCCACGCCACGTCAGAGGGCAATGGCCTGCCGGATGCGAAGCGTTGCAGCGCGGCAATTGGTGACGCGGCCTCCTGCGCAGCGAGAGATTTCAACTCAGCAGCCGCGCTGCCATTGATGACAATGTGAATTGTCACTGGACGTCCGTGAAAATAGTGTCAGTGAGTCGATAGCACGAGGCCATGCCCAAGCCTGGCAGGCGCTCACGCAGGTCGAAGCTGCCACGCCCATCGCCCTTATCCGGCTCGCTGCAGCCGGCACCCCCTGCGGCCGGGCGCGAAGCAAATTCCATGGCCGCAGATTTATTGGCCGCCATGGATCAGACATCCAGTCCAAAAATGGCCGGGGCGATGCGGTAGCACGTCGCAGGCCCCACGCCAGGCAGGCGCGGCCTGCAGTCGAACGGGCGGCCCTTGTCAGGGGTAAGGCAAGCATGATCGACCAGCACGCGGCACACAGCCTGATAGTCGAAGCCTTGGCACACTTCGGACCGGAAGGTCTCCGCCAGGATGAAATATTCAAAGCTCACGCCTTCACCCAGCGCAGCGGGCATCCTGTCGCCGAACTCATGCCCGTGCTGGTTGTTGGTCTTGATGGGCTCGCCATCGGCGTTCAACATGCGCCGCACGCCAGCCCGTTGCAGGGTCTTCGGCGCATGATCGTCGCTGCCGCGGTGCCACATCGCAAAGCGGCCCTCCCCGTGTGTTTCGAGAAACCGCCTCACAGCCCTCAGCATGGCCACAACCTCGCCATTGCCGATGCCTCCACGCGCTGCAAGCCAGGCATTGAAGCAAGCTCGGGCGGCCCGCTCACTTTCACCCACTGGCCAGCCCGTCAGACCTGCAGCCGTTGCCAGCTCACCAGCGGCACCCACCAGCGCAAAGCGGGCGCCTACGCGTTCAACTTGTCCGCTTGCCGCCTCGGGGATCAGTTGCGCAGCCAGTACGTCCGATGCTTCGCGTGTGCTGGCCTTGAGGGTGTCGGCATGGGCGGACAACCATTCCAGCCAGGCGCGGCCCGCCGAGCCGTAGACGGCTTGCGCCTGGTGCGTGATGTGCTTGGCAAAAGCTGCGCCTCCCTCATGCCCGTGCAAATTCTCAAAAGCCCCCAGCGACACACCAGCATCTGCGGGAATGTCAGCCATGCGCACCTCTTGCCCGGTGCGGGTGCGCTTCATGCCCTCTGCCATGTGGTCAGCAAGTCCCAGCTCGCCAGCACTCAGGAAAAGCAGCCGCCAGGCTTGCCGGGCGCGTGGCGTGCCGGTGCGGGTAGCTCGGGCCTTGCCCTGTTCATTGGCCAGCATGTACGCGCATTCGCCCGCCGTCTTGGGGTCAATCTGCGCCAGCTCGTCCAGGATCAGCAGGCAGTCGCTGTGCTGGGCCGCCGTCGCCTCCAATGCGTTGTCGGTGCTTCGCCAGCGTTGCAGGTAGCTCGCGCCGCCGTACACGCTCGCGGCCAGCTTCAATGCCGTGGTCTTGCCGCTCGAGCTGTCGCCCCGGTAGTGAAAGCCCCCGCTTTCCATGCCAGCGGGGCGTAACAACGGCCCCGCAAAGGCGCAAGCCACAGCGAACACCAGGCGCGAATTGCCAGCGCACAGCGCCCCCACGCGGTCGCGCCATGCCTCGGGCGTGCCCTTGCTTCGGAATGTGTTTTCCACCGCGTTATCGGTTTGGAACACGATGCGCTCTGCATCGTCGCCAATGGTTTCACGGGGCAGCACAAAGGCCCGCCCATGCCAGCCGATGCGGTCGGTACAGCTTGCGAATTCCTCGGGCGTGCGGGTCTGTATGTACTGGGTCAGCAGGTTGCGGGCGCGTGGTGTCGTGGCAATGCGAAGCCCCATGTTCAACAGCGTGGCGCGGTATTCGCCGCCATCACCAGACAACATGCGGGCAGGCATGGCCCATTGCTTTGCGTTGCCCAGCGGGTCGGCAAACGTCAGCAGGTAGCCCCAGCCGCCGCCGTCCTGGTCACGGGTCAGGGCTTCCACATTCAAGCGGCTGCAAATCCACTCGGGGGGCTTGCGCTTGCCGTCCTGGTCAATGCCCTCATGCCACACACCACCGTCATTCACAGCGAACACGTCAAAGGCGCGGCCCTTGTCGGCATCGGCCCCGCTGGGGGCTTGGCGGGTGCTCTGGCTGGCCTTGCCTGCCTTGGCAGTTTGCGCGGCCTGGGCGGCCGCCTGGCTCGCCTGGTGGGTATCAATGGCGGCTTGGACAATGGCCCGCACGGCATCAAGCCCCGCCGCCTGGTACAGGTCGTTGAAGTCGCTGCCATTGACGGGCAAGGGCTCGGGAAACACGGCAAACCCCCGCACCGCACGCGCCGCCGCCGTGGCTTTGTCACGGCCGGGGTTGCTGCCGGTCCGTGCATGCGTCTGCACATCATCATCACCGCACAGCACCAGCAAGGCAGCCGGGTACAGCTTGCGCAGGGCCTTGGCAACGTGCGCCAGGTTGCCCGCGTCAAAAGCCACCGCAGCCGGGTAGCCCGTGGCCTCATGCACGCTTGCCGCCGTGGCGTAACCCTCTGCAACCAGCAGCACAGCAGGCCCTGCAGCATCGCCGCCCACATCGCCCACCATGTGCCACAGCCCCGACTTGCGCCCACCCTTCAAAAACAGCTTGTCGGGGCCGTCGTCTGCAGGCTTGGCGGGCGCGATGCGCTGCAGGTTGCACAGGGCGCCCGCCGCATCACGCAAGGGCACCAGCAGCCAGCCACCAGCCGCAAAGCGCACGCCGTGAGGCTGTACGCCCTTGCGGGTCAAGTAGGGGCTGTCGCCTGTCTCGCCGGCCATTCCCCACAGCGCAGCCGCTTCACTGGCTGCGTGGGCGTGTGCCGCTTCAATGCGGGTCTGCTCGTGCCGCCGACTTTCCGCCCTGTCACGCTCACGGAGGGCCAGCGCTTTGGGGTCAGGATTTGCAGGGGCTTGCGCCCCCTTCGGTAGCTCGAATCCGTGTTCCTTTGCCAGGTGCAGCAGCGTGCCGATTCCCACGCCGCCGCCCGCCTTGATGCTTCGCCAGGTGCTGCGCGTGGCCTTGAGGTCATAGCCGTCTGCGGACGCGCTCCAATCGGTGAACAGGTCCAGGCCAGTGCCGTCGGAAAACTCGCTCTTGATCGCCATGGCGACGCGTGCCCATTCATCGCGGGGCAGGCTGGCCGGGATGTGTTGCAGGGCAACGCGGACCAGCTCGGGGGTAATGTTGTTTTTGTTCATTCGTGGTTAACTGAGTTGTCGAGACCGGCCCGGAAAACCCCCGCGCCACGCGGCCAGTCATTTAATGGCGATGCCAGCCTCGTGCGCTCCCTGGGTAATGCTGTCGAGCTGCCGCCGAAGGTCTTGCGCCAAAGCCTCAAGACGATTTACTTCGGCATCTCGCTTCGCCTTTGGCAAACCCTCTCCAGGCCAGTCCATTCCGTCTATTGCAGAAACAATCGCTTTTTTGATTTGATCGCCAAAAACAGCACACATCACGCCATCCATTGCGCTTACGGGCAGATCGCCGGCGGCATTCGTTGCCAGGGAGAAGAACCCTATATCCGCCGCGCCAGCAACACCCGTCCGGTGGTGTCGCGCCATATGTGCCGCAACGGCTGGCGCAAACCCCGCCGCAGACTTTCTCACCCACAGCTCCACCATCTCGGAGAAGTCGGCTTTGTTCATAGGCGCTTGGCGCGTCTGAATGATCTTGGCTTCGACGGTTTGCACCTCGGCGCACAGATCGTCGTGCTGCTTTTGCACCGACTCAACAGATTTCTTCATCAACGAAAAATCAAACATAAAAAGGCCCTTTCAAGGCAAATAACGGGCGTACTGAATGCACACCCAAAACGACGCAGCACCAAACCACCGGGGCTGCAAAAAAATTGGGGGGCGCGGTCAAGACCGTTCCTCCGAATCAGGGGCTTCAAGCAGTGCGGCAAACTCTTCAAGGGGTGCGTCCCACGGCCCCAGCTGCGCCATTGAATGCACTGCGTTAGTCGAAACAATGATGTGATCGAGCAGGGGCACCCCAGCCAGCGCCATGACAAGGCGTAGCCGCCGCGTCAGTCGTATATCGCGTACTGACGGCGTGGGGTCGCCCGTTGGGTGGTTGTGCGACACGATGACGGAATGTGCGCCGTGACGATAGGCAGCACGCGCAATTTCGGCGACTGAAACAGTTACTGAATCGCGCCCACCGCGAAACATATCACCGCCCCAAATGATTCTGGACTTCGTATCCAAGAACACAACGGCAAAAATCTCTTTGCCACGCCAGGCAAGCCGGGCATGGAGGTATTCCGAAATTTGAGCAACACCGCTCAGCGCTTGCCCCTTTAGCCATTTCTTTGGCTTACTGCCCATCGCGCCACCCGATGCCATCGGAGCCGGGCACTGCCTGGGGGCGTGTGTCGCACTTGCCGGAACAGGAGGCGGCAGTGCAAACGCTTGCACTATCGCCTCGGGGATGATGCTCTTTTTCATGGATCAGTGGGCGGGCGTGTGCCCGAAGCTGTCAGTACTACCGCCAAGCCCCGTTACCAGCGGCGTTGCAGTGGCAGGGCTGTCGAATACTTCCAGCCGTGCCAGGCCAATCGAGACGCGCAACCAGTAAGGCCGGCCCTCATGCACAAACTTGGTGGGCGTGGTCTTGCCCGTCGCCTCGCGTGCGGACTCCAGCAAGGCGGCCAGCGCTGGGGTTTCATCGGCATCAGCCAGGCAAAAAGCCGGGGCTTCGCGCATCACTCGGGCCTCGGCCTGGATGCGCTCGTGCACACCTTCAGGCTGCGCGGCTTGGGGCTCGCGCTTGCGTCTTGCTCCCTTGCCCATTACTGGCCAGCCGCTTTGATTCGCTCAGCTACCCAAGCATTGATCGCTGATTCTGGCCAGCACACGGCACGCCGGGAAAGCTTGATTGCCTTTGGGAATGCCGGCGGATTTTCCGCCATAAGAGCGTAGATGGAGCTCTTGCGTAGAGAAACGCGGGATTCGACTTCAGGCAACCGCAGCAGCCGCTCGGGCTGGTGTTCTCCGCTTGGGTTTACTTGGGTTTCCATGGCTTTCCTTTATTGAAAAGCTAATGATTCCCCGCCTAGTGTTTCCAGTGGGAGGGAGATATTAATTTAGTTTGTCAACTAAGGTCCGAGAGCCCTTTTGCAAAAGCCTCGAACAAAATTGATCGTGTCCTAAGACTCGCCTCGCGGGCTATACGGATCTCGCGCCGTAACACGTCCCTTGGGTCGCCAGGAACATTCAAGGCGGAAGCGACCACTCGCAGCGCCTTGACTATTTTGGAATTTTCACTTGATGCAAGCGGGAGTTCGAAGGACAGTAGCAAGGGCACCAGCGTATCAACGATTTTTCCCAGCCTTGGGTCTCGCCGCTTGCCGCGCGGTAGCCGCACGCCCCGCTGCCGCAGTATCTTGCTCACGGCCTTGCGCATCTCAGCAAGGTCTTCAATGTCGCCGCAGTTCCCAATTGTCACGGCCGCCTCCACCAGCGAGACAGCCTCTGCGCTGCCCAGCAAGCGATGCAGGTCTTCGCAATAGAGCCCGGAAAAGCGGAAATCAGACTTGGTGGGAGTCCATTTTTTGTACGCATCGAGGACCTCGGCGCACACCGGCTTTAATGTCACGTTGCGCCCCCCTTCAAGGTGCGACCTTCATTGGGTGCCAGCGCCAGGCCGGTGAAGGATTCCGGCTTTTCGCCCTCGGGGATCAGCCTCGGGCTAGGCGTGGCGAAAACTTCAATGCAAGTCGGCAGCGCCCTTCAGACTGACCATCTTGCACACACCCACTCGCTCATAATCCCCCATCAGCGCGTCCAGCGAATCAATGGCAACCTGCGCAACAGTCGCCAGCTCCACATCCTCCAGCCTCTCCCCCTGCGAAAGGCCGTTGCCATGCCATAAGGCTGCACCGATCGCCTCCATCAGGGCAAGTGGTGTCCACCAGTCAACGCCAGGCGCACTCCGGGTTTTAATCAGTACATCGCGCACAGCCTCCAGCTTGGTGCACGCGGCATCTATCGCGGGCTGCCAGCGCTCGGTTTTGTTGTTGTCATATTCAACCGAGCCGTCAATCTGCGCATTGACAGCCAGCGCTACAGTGCGTAGAACAGCGCGGGCGGCTGTCACATGCTGGATGATCAATGCCGCATCACTGGCATCAAAGTCTCGCGCGGTACCCACTGACGCCTCGGTCAATTTGCGGGGAGGGTTTACATTCGAAATAGCCATGGTCAAAGCTCCGTTTTGATGATGGTCAGGCGGGGCCGGTGGTCATAACACCGGCCCCGCCGCCTTTTTGCCCAGCTCAATCCGCCGCTGGGCATGGCGGGTTTTCATCCTTTTTAGCTCGAATTCGCCCGAAGGCAGGCGCCAGAGGAGGCCCCTCTGCGCTCAATTCCGGTAATGTGCGAAGCCGCCCAACAAGGCAGGCAACCGGGCCGAGAGGTGAGGGCGGGTATGTAGAGTGTGAAAAATTTCATGATCTATAAGTGTTCTCACTTTGTTCGCAGTCTGTTCTCAGTCTGCCTTCACTCGCTGACTGGCTGTCAACCCGCATGGATGCTGGATTCAACTGATTTGCCCTCACTGTCGCAGTGTTTTTTCAGAAAAGCACCTGGAGTGCGCTGGTGCTGGCCTGCATCATGCGGCCCGCTGTGGCAGTTCGATCACGTCCGCACCCTTGCGCAGCTTGTCCAGGTGGTCCGCCCACTTGACCATCATGGCCCGGCGCTCGGCCAGGTAGGTCGCGTGGTTGTAGGAGGCGGAAACTTCGTCGCGCTCCTGGTGCGCAAGCTGTAGCTCGATGACGTGATGCGGGTAGCCCTGTTCGTGCAGGATCGTTGAAGCCACCCCCCGGAAGCCGTGCCCGGTCATGCGGCCCGCGTAACCCATTCGCTTCAATGCAGCCAAAATGGTGTTGTTGCTCATGGGTTTGTCGTGGTCACGCTCACCGGGGAACAGCAGCGCACGGGTGCCGCTGGCTGTGTGCAGCGCCTGCAGCACCTCTACAGCTTGGGGTGCCAGGGGCACGATGTGTGGCGTGGCCATCTTCATGCCGTACACCTTGTGCCCCTTGGCGTCGTCGACTCTGCCAGGTATGCGCCATTCAGCAGCCGCAAGATCAAAGTCCTGCCACCTTGCTTTAATCAGTTCACTCGTGCGAACAAAGGTCAAGGCCATCAGCTTCATGGCCAGGCGGGTGTAAGCGCTGCCCTGGTAGGCCTCCATCTTGCGCAGCAGCTCGGGCATTTCCTTGGCATCCAGCCGGGCGTAATTTGTCTTTTTCCGGGGCTTGAGGGCGTCGGCTGGCTTCACGTCAGCAGCCGGGTTGCGCTCGATCAGGCCATGCGCCACGGCATACCGCAGGATCTGTCCACACGTCTGCAATGATCGCTTGGCAATGTCCACCGCGCCGCGTGCCTCGATACCTTTGGCCATTGCCAGGAGCTGGGGGGCCGTGATGCTGCCCACTGGCCGTGAACCCAAGGCAGGGAACACATCGGCCTCCAATCTGCGCAACACATAGTCGGCATGGCGGGGGCTCTTGGGGCCCTTCCAGTGCGCCCACCATTGCCGGGCCGCTTTTTCAAAGGTGCTGGCATCGCCCGCGGCCTTCATCAGCTTTGCATCGCGTTTGAGCTGGGCCGGGTCGTTGCCCGCTGCCAGGGCTTCACGGGCCTGGTCGCGGCCTTTGCGGGCCTGCGCCAGCGAGACATCCGGGTACACCCCCAGCGCCAGGCGCTTTTCTTTGCCCCCGTACCGATACTTCATGCGCCAGTACTTGCCACCGGCAGCCGTCACTTCCAGGTACATGCCCTTTTCATCAGCCAAGCGGACATTGGGCCGGTCGGCTGGGCAGGAGGCCCGGTCGCATTCGATCTTTGTCAGTGGCATTTGGGGGCACTTTTCGTGGGGCATCGGAAAATACCGATTAATGCCCCCGAATATGCCCCCGCTTGATGCTGGCTGTCAACGCACCTTGGCGGACGTTAAAAAACAAAAAAGCCCCGTAGACTGTTGATCTACGGGGCTTTTTGCTTATTTTTTGGACTTCCTTGGAAGTCTTCAAACTCATTACTGGCGGAAAGGGCGTCGTTCACATGAACCCCCAAGAGGCGCATAAACATTGGGCTTGCGG